TCTTGATGTTAAAGATGGTATAGGACAAAATCTTCTATCCAGTTATCTTGGAATGACGAATGGAAATGCTGGATTGATTGAAGGTATAATCAGAAAAACCTTAAAATTGGATGAGATGATTGATCAATTTGCCAATGCTGCAGTGAATGACACTTCATCAGATGGAGAAACTAAAAAACCTAAAGGAATGCCTAGAGTTCCCATATGTAAATCTGAGGATGTAATATCCACTGTTTTAGCTGTTAATAAAAGTTTAATTGATCAAACAAATAATAATTTAATAGGTGGTATTGATGGATTTTTAATGGATGCTATTGGTGATGTTGCTGATGTAAGTGGAGGAGTTACTAGTATTTTCGGTAAATTGGGAAATATTAAAGGAAGTCTTACTTCTGCTCTTAATTTTGAAAATATTAAAATGAATGTTTTTCCTTTTGAACTTCCACCCAACCCTGCAGTATCAGATTTTTATACTCTCTGTGATGGTGGAGGAGCTCAAACACAAACTTCTTTACCTAGTCCAATGGCAATGGGTAAAGCAGCTAGTAAACATATTAATAAAATTGCTAAACTTACAAATCCTGATGATTACGTTGAAAGAAGAGAACAAGAAGCATTTGGTGAACCGACTAGAGCTACATCAAATGTTGATCTAACAGAATCTGAGATTCTTGATGATGATTTTGATATTGACGCAGAAATTGCGGATAATGCTTCTCAGGAATCTGAGTTTAATATGTTCTGATAAATAACTGTTATAAAGAACTAATATATGTCTTTCGATCTTTTTGGCCCAGCAACTAAATGTGACATCCGAGTCGGTTATATCTCACCCGACAGAGGATTCGTGGATAACGTTGGTATTCACGCAGCAAATCAATACGCCAAATTAAATCCAGGAACTACTTTTATTTTTAGAAATAGGGAAAAGGTTCATTATTTAACTATAAATGAGGTTAATAAATTAAGACCAGAAGATATGTTACCTGCTGGTAATGCTGGAGAGGATGGTCAATGTAAAGGTATTGTTGGTTTAAATGTAGATGGAGATACTAGTAAGAATATTGAAGAAGGTCTTGGATATACAGAGACAATAATTGATCAATCAACAGGAAAACAATTCGTAAGAGATACCACAAGAGCTAATTTTTATGGAGGTGGTGGAGTAGGAGTTCAAGGTAATCCTGTTATTGGTGTAGATGGTTCTTTGATGGCAGTGCATCTTGTTCATAGGGGATATGGATATCAATATCCTCCTTTGGTTGCTATTGAAGATGATCGTGGAGTTGGATCTGGTGGTGTAGCTATTGCGGTTATTAATGAACAATTGGTTGATGAAATTGAAGAATTTGATAGTGAAGATGATTTTGAAGAGTATGTTTTGGATCAATGTGTTCCCCCATTACAGGGAGTTGGTTTTGGTCAAAGATATGGTCCTAATGGAGAAGATTTAGGTGATTGGAGTCCTGGAATGTATATTGGAACTCAAAGAGATCCAATTGCGACACAGATACAAAAATATCAAGATCTTTTAGCTTCTATAAGAGTTGATGCTTATTCTTCAACTTTAGGTAGTGGACGTAGACTTGATCCTGCTCAAACAAGAATATTAGAGTGGTGGACAACAAGAGATAAAACACCAATGAAAGTCGTTGGTCCTGATGGTGCAAATAGAACTAAGTATGATGTTACTCATCATGCATGGGGTAAGTTTATGGATAATTTTGCCATTTCACCAACACCACCTTCAAATGTAAAAGGGAGTGATAATGCTGGAAAAACATATACTTTTGAATGGCAAGAAGATTTTCCTTGGGAAGGCACATACACATTTAGAGTTCAAGCTGATAATGATGCGAAACTTTACTTAGATAATGAACCTGTAGAAGAAGGTGCAGATATTAGAATAGGGTCAGGTGGTGCTGCTGGAGATATATTATCTGCACCATTAAAATTCCAAAAAACTATATCCAAGAGAGGAGTTCATAAAATTTCATTATCTTTATTGAATCATCAAATCAAAGAGATTGTTCAAAAAACTAGTAATTTAAGTGAAGTTACACAGGGTGGAGAATCTGATGTAGTTACTTTCAAACTTAGATCAGATGCTGATTATGCCAATGGATTTCAAATTTCTGATCTTGGAATTGATGTAGAAAAAAAATATAAAGGAACACAACTTAATGAAACACTAACAAAAACTGTAGAATATGGAAGACCTTATAAGGTTCAGTTCCGATCTGCAGGAAGTGGTTCTCTCCAAAGTGGAAAACTAATAAAATTCACTGGATTAAATGGTGCTAATGATCCTATCAATGTTACTAATGATAGAACAAGACTTGCATTGAAAGATGGTGATGGAGGTGATACAAATGCATCTTTTACCATTGATAAAGGATCAGTAAGATTTAGTGCAGATGGAAAAACTATAGAAGGAACTGGAAAAGCAACCTTTACTTTAAGTTGGAATGATAATCCTAGAACAGCAGGTCAGGCGGTAGGTAGTATTCAGATAGGAAATAAAACTTGGACTCAATCGGGTAGAAGTGGAAGTAAAACTCAAACTGTTACTATAGCTGCTCCTGATGATGCAGGATCTAACAAGTCACGTATTCAGTTGAGAAGTAGTGGTGAAAAAGTTATTCAGATGGAAGATGCTGGTGGAACTGACTTTAATGATCTAGTTGCTTCTTGTACTTCTGGAAAGTTTTATGATATAAGTGGAAGCACCTGTAAATTTGTAGTAGATGCTCCACCAACTCCTGCACCTTCAAATTTGAAAGATGAGAGACTGGAAAAGGTTTTTAATACAGTTGATTGGATTGGTAAAGCAAATAGGAAATTATGGAAGATTAATCCTGGTGCTGGTAAAGATGCCAATTTTATAAATCGTTTTGGTATTCTTCCATTCGATCCTACTGAGATAGAAAGGATAGAAAAAGAAGTAACAAGAGATGTTGTTACAGAATCAAAAGCTAGTGTTAAGTTTTTGAAGGAAGATGGTAAAAATTATATGAGAGTAACTGGAACTGGGAAGGTGAAAGTTTTCTTTGAGATGAATATAAATGATAGACCAGGAATATCTTCTTTGGCATTGAGTGAGATTAAAATAAAAACAAATGGTGATGATATTATTTTAAAAAGAGATGTTAATAGAAGATATGCTTTTGCAAAAGGAAGTGGTGAATTTACTGCAGGTCAAAAATATAGAGTCAAAACTATTGGAGGTAGTAAGGGTTCTGGTTCAATAATAGGTGTTGATAAAACAACTATTGGTTATGATGATGATATTGATGGTGGATATGATGAGAATGGTAATCTTAGAGTTACTGCAGTTACTCCAATTAATACAGTTGAGCAGATTACTGAAAATGTAATGGGATATCCTGATCATCCAAATGCATCCACTGATGATTATGCAGGAGTCCATGATATATTCTGGGATAATCTTAAATTTCCAGCAGATGGAAATTATTCTGTAGAGATTATGGTTGATGATAATGTAGTTCTTACATTTAGTCATCCTGGAAGAGAAGATATTATTATGAGGAAGGATGGTTTTAAAATTCGTGGAGATGGTTCAACTGGAACTGGAAAATCATTTGATGTCAAGTATTTTAGAGAAGGTTCATATAAGTTAAAAGCAGAATTAGAACAGATTCCAGGCAAACCATTGGCAAAAGGAAATCCAATGGCACTTGCTGTTCAGATTAAGACTGCTTTCGTGATTGAGGATATTGAGGTTATTTCTGCCAAATCTTGGAATGAAAATCCTATGGGTGTTGCAATGATTATTGATGCTCCTATGCCACCTATTCCTCAAGAATTACCTCCTCCACAAGAAGGAAGGTGTCCCAATAATCCTATTTGGACTACAAGATTTCCTCGTGGAGATCAAAATTGGTATCCTGTAAAAGTACCTGCTTGGAAAAAATTTATGAATCGTTATGCAATTTCTCCTATTCCACCATTAGGAACAACAGGGAGTGATGGAGCAGGTGTTTCTTATATTAATAATTGGAAAATTGAGATTCCACATAAAGGATTTTATGGTGTAAAAGCAACAATAGATAATAGTGGTAAAATTTTAATTGATGGAAACGAAGTTCTTGGGCCAAACAAAACTAAGATTAGTCCAGCTAATTCCGAGTCTCCTAATACTGGTAAAATATTTTTAGATAAAGGTGATCATGAAATAACTGTTGAAGTAGAGAATGATAAACAATTTGATTTTAATGTAATTGATAAAAAGATTTTTAATACTGCAGATTGGGCATCTAAACAAAATAACTCACAGGTAATTATTGAGAATGAAGCAACTACAGTTGATGTTACTTTTAAAGTGAATAGTAGTGCTGATTACTCTAATGGAATTGATATAGATGGTCTTTTTGGATTGGATAAACAATATAAAGGACCACAAATTAACGAAACGATTACAAAGACAGTTGAGTATGGAAAGGTATATACTGTTCAATTAAGATCTGGGGGAAGAGGTTCACTAGTTGACGGAAAAAGTGTTGTATTTTCTGGATTGCATAGTGCAAATGACCCTATTGAAGTTACTAGTAATAATACTAGATTATGTTTAAAGGATGGAGATGGTGATGATTGTAATGCTTCATTTACTATTGATAAAGGTAATGTAAAGTTTGCAGATGATGGTAAATCTATAATAGGAGAAGGAAAAGCAACCTTTACTTTAAGTTGGAATGATAATCCCAGAACAGCAGGTACAGCATTAGGTACTATACAAATTGGTGATAAGAGTTGGAGTCAATCAGGTAGAAGTGGAAGTCAACAACGAACTGTTATTATTACTAATCAAGCAAATGCAGGTTCTAATTCTTCACGTATTCAATTACAAACTAAAGGGGAGACTGTTTTAAGAATGGAGGACGCAGGTGATAATGATTACAATGATTTAGTCTGCTCTTCTAGTGCTGGAAAGTTTTATGATCTAAATGGGAGTTCCTGTAAGTTTAAAATTGAACCTCAAAATAAATTTGAAACAAAATATGGTGAAGGTCTTGTAAGTGGATCTGTAAAAAATGGTGTGACATATTCTGGACCACCATTATCAACTTATGCAAATGGAGAATTGGGTCCATTTATAACTCCTACTTGGAACACTGATGAAGAGTATATTGAGACTCATAATGGAACTACATGGACTATGACATGGAGCAACGTTGATTTTCCTGAATCAGGAACTTATGATATTAAAGCAGAAGCTGATGATGAATTGGTTGTTAAATTGGATGGAATTGAGATATGTAAAGCCAACGTTGATTCTCGTTATGGTGTTCAGGATGATGGAAAATTATTAAAACCTATTGAGAATCATTCATTCAATGCACCAAAAGGAAAAAGAACATTAGAATTAACTCTAATGAATCTTGATTTCCAAGCACCTTTTGCTAGTAACCCTGCAGTGGCTTCAGTGAAGATCACTAAAAAAACAAATGTAGCAAAGGTAGATCCAAGAACAGGTAAAGCAAAGGGTCAACCTTGGACAGTCAATCCCGTAGGTGTTTCTGCTATATTAATTCCTCCTCCTTGTCCAAAGAAAATAACTGGTATAGGCATTGTAAATAGAGTTGATGTATTTGATCCTGGTAATGGATATACACCTCCCGTTAAACCAACTGATGCATCTAGTCCTTCTTATCCAGTAACTCTTGGGTTAGATAAAATAGATGTTACTGATGGTGGAATTAATTATGGACCAGGAGATGTGGTATGTATTAAAGATGCTATTACTGGTCAAGAACAATGTTTCCCACCAAAGTTTGGTCCTTTTGGGCAGATAGAAGAAATTCCTATTGACACATCAACTCTAACTGGATTTACTGCTACTCCTGAAATTAGAGTTAGATCAACTGGATCAAAAGTTCCTACAGGAATTAGTGCTCAGTTTGCTCCTCAATTTAGAGTAATTGTGGATCCTATTGGTCTTCCTGATCCTGCTAAATTAATTCAGGTAACTGATTTGGTTGGATTAAAACGCACAGGATTTTATGATGGTAAACCCTACTATGGTGCTGTCTTCTATCAAGATGGTATTCGTTATGCAGGATACTATGAAACACCTGGTCAAAAAGTTCAGATTTATGACACTCTACAGGAGAGTATTGATGCCGAAATTACCACACCTGCATCTGCAATTCTAAGACAGGGAACGGACATTAATAGTAATGATCCAAGACTTAATATTCCTGGCACTCCAGACAACCTCACTTAATAATTATGACAAACGGATCAGCAGCTAATCAAAATCTTAATAGATTTGGAGATAAAAAAGATATAGGTAAGGATGCTAATCCTACTATCACTTCTAAAAAAAATTATAGTGCTGTAAAATATGGTACTGATAAAGGATCCATTAAGTTTGGACATATTCATAAGAAAGCGGATGTAACTGCAGGTGTAATGCTTGATACTCCTGATGGTCGTCATCAATTATCTTTGGATATTGATGGTCAAAGAAAGGGGTGGACATCTTCAACAAGTCCTGGTAATTTTTCATTAGTTGCAGGTGAAGATAATACAGAACCTCAAGATACTATTTTTATAAATGCAGTTAATGGTAATATTGATATACTTGCTACGAATGGTAAAATTAGATTACAAGCAACTGATATAGAATTGATTGCTGTTGGTGAGGGTGGTTCTAAAGGTCATATTAAATGCACTGCTACAGAAACCTTTAGTGTTTATGAAACCAAGAAGATTATTCTTGATTCTAAATCATTGACAAAAATTACTTCTACGGGTAGTATTAATATAGCTGCTAACACTATGATGAAGATATATGGTTCTTTAATTAAAGCAGTGACGGATGCATGTGCTGTCAAAAATTCTAAAACTAATGGTCAACGTGAAGTTGATGAAAATAATGTTGTATCAACCTCACAAGTAGGAGATTAAAAAAATGGCAATGGGATTTGATGACTTGATTGTTGGTGGACAATTAAGAGTAGGAACAGGATATTGTGCTCCTATTAAAGAAGGAGATTATAAAATTAATGGATCTGCTCATATGGAAGGTCCAGTGGTTGTTGGATTGGGTAAAGAAATTAAATTAGGTGCTGTTGGGGGAGACCCTGATGATCCTGGTGATAATGTAGGTGCTGCACCAGCAAACTTAATGGTAACTAGATGCCGTAATAATGATAAAGATTGTTTTACTGGTGCTATAAAGAGAACTCTTCAGACTGAAGGAAACGTTAGAGTTAATGGTGATGATGGAACTCCTTGGGCTTTTAATCTAAATGGTAATCAAGAGATACAAGGTAATGATCAAACTGATAATGCTTTGTATGTAACAGGAGGTGGAACGGTTAATAGTTGTTATATTAAAGGAGATTTATTTGTTACTGGTGATATAGATGGTGGTAATAAGGGAAGACTTGCTGCCAGATTTGCTGCAGCAGATGCTTCACCAAAACCATTTGATATGCAACACCCCACTTTAGGTGAAGGCAATCGTCTGCGTTATGCATGTATTGAGGGACCAGAGGTTGGAGTTTATTTTAGGGGTAGGTTGAGAAGAGAAAAACAAATATTTCTACCAAACTATTGGAAAGGTTTAGTTCATATTGATAGTATTACTGTTCAACTTCAACCAATAGGTGCTCATCAGGATATTATTATAAAGAGATGGGATGATGAAAAGATATATCTTCAGTCTAATGGTGGATTGCCAATAGATTGTTTCTATCATGTATATGCAGAGAGAAAGGATTGTAATCCATTGGTTGTAGAATATCAAGGTGATGGATGGGAAGATTATCCAGATAAAGATTATAAAGATCCTAACTTTAGTGGTCCTCCGAATATTATTACTGTATGAGGAAATTACTTTATGTTGAGGATGGATTTTTAGATCCTCCTCTGTGCCAATCTTTTATAGATTTATTTGATAAAGAAGATAGTTTTGTTGAGAGAGTAACTCACTCAAATCCAAATGAAAGTTTAACTGCCAATCCAGATATACCAAAGTTTAAGTTTGATCAAAACTATGGTGCAAAGTATCTGGGTGGTAATGTAGATCCTATTCATCTTACTGAATCAAAGGATGAACTTTTTAGTAGTGTTATAAATGATGTAACAGATAAATGTAAAACTTTTGATGATAATATAAAATTACAATATGTTGGAGTGGTTAGATGGCCAATAGGTACATTTATGAAACCTCATATTGATGATAATAATGTACATGAACCAGATGTATTTGCAGCAATGCTTTATTTGAATGATAATTTTACAGGTGGTTCTACTTGTTTTGAAGATATAGAAATTAAACCAGAACCAGGTAAGTTGATTATATTCTCTAATTCCCAACACCTTCATTATGTGAGTGAAGTAGGAGCAGCAGAGAGATTTGTGTTGTCTTTTTGGTATGCTAGACCAGCATCTTGACAAAGGATCCCATTTGCTTTATAGTGATGGGATATAGAGGGTAATTTATGGAAGATGAATTTTTAACTCGTTGTGTGGTAGATACAGCGAGAAGAACAGTTTACATCTATTCTAATGAGGGGGATAAAAAAACTGTGGAGTGTGATACTCCTGAAGAGTTTATGAGTGTATTAAATTATGTTCGTGAACAT